CGCTGATCATGAGTTATCCACAGACTTATCCACAGGCATGGAAAGGGAACAACGGAACGGAACGGAAAAAAACGGAACTCAGTTCCCTGGGCAAAACAGCGCAAAACGGGAACGGAACGGAACACACACCTTTAGGTGTGTTCCCAGTTCCCTTGCGATGCGGCGAAATTTCATGACGAGCCACTTTAAAAAGTGGGAAAAAGTTATCCACAGGAGAATGCAGTGAGCAACACCACCAACGTGAACGAGATGCTGGCCGGACGCGAGTCAAGGTACGGCAGCTTCCAGGGCCATGCCGAAATCAGCCAGGTGATCAAGCAGGTCATGCACTCGGCTGCCAAGGCCAGGAACAAGGAACTGGACTCAGACCAGTTGGAAGCCCTGGACATGATTGCCCACAAGATCGCGCGCATCATCAACGGCGATCCGAACTACGCCGACAACTGGATCGACATCGCCGGCTACGCCACCCTGGTGGCTAATCGGCTCGAAAAAGGAGAGAATGCAGCATGACCACAAAATCCCACAAAACAAATCCAGCTGACAAGGTCGAGCAGTGGCCCATCGAAAAGCTGGTGCCATACGCCAAGAACTCGCGCACGCACAGCGAGGAGCAGGTCGCCCAGATCGCGGCCAGCATCCGAGAGTGGGGCTTCACGACCGCAGTCCTGGTGGACGAGTCCGGCAGCATCATTGCCGGTCATGGTCGCGTGATGGCTGCTCGCAAACTCGGCATGGCATCATTGCCGGTCATGGTCGCGGCAGGCTGGACCGATGCCCAGAAGCGCGCCTACGTCATTGCAGACAATAAGCTGGCGCTGAACGCTGGCTGGGACAACGAGCTGCTGGCGCTCGAGCTGGGCGAGCTGGGTGATCTTGGGTTTGATCTGGACCTGGTAGGGTTTACCGACGAGGAGATCGCGGCGCTGATGCCGGTGCAAGGCACCGATGGCCTCACCGATCCTGACGATGCTCCTGCCGTACAGGAAAACCATGTCACGGTTTCAGGCGACGTCTGGGTGATGGGAAAGCACCGCCTTTTGTGTGGTGATTCGACCAGCGTCGACGACCTGACAAAACTCACTGGTGGCCAACTGGTTGACATGTGGCTGACAGATCCACCCTACAACGTGGCCTACGAGGGCGGCACGAAGGAAAAGCTGACCATCAAAAACGACGAGATGGGCGACGATCAGTTCCGACAGTTCTTGCGCGATGCTTACACCGCTGCCGACATGGTGATGAAACCCGGCTCGGTGTTTTACATCTGGCACGCTGACAGCGAGGGCTACAACTTCCGAGGCGCGGCCAAGGACGCTGGATGGACGGTGCGGCAGTGCTTGATCTGGAAGAAGTCCTCGATGGTTATGGGACGCCAGGACTACCACTGGAAGCACGAGCCTTGCCTGTACGGCTGGAAAGACGGCGCTGGCCACCTCTGGGCAGCTGACCGCAAGCAGACCACCATCCTGGAGTTCGACAAGCCCAGCCGCAACGGCGAGCATCCGACCATGAAGCCCGTGGCGCTGTTCGAGTACCAGATGCTCAACAACACGAAGGGCGGCGACCTGGTGCTCGACTCTTTCGGAGGCTCCGGCACGACTTTGATTGCAGCCGAGAAGAACGGCCGCACGGCAATGCTGATGGAGCTGGACCCGCGCTACTGCGACGTCATCGTGAAACGCTGGCAGCAATTCACAGGCAAAATCGCAGTTCACGCAGAAACTGGACAACCTTTCGCGGAGGTTAAAGATGGCAGCACGAAAACCCACAATTGAAAAATCGGTTCTAAAAAAGCCGGATGGCCGGAAAAACAACGGCGGCGCACGGGAAAACGCTGGTCGGATGGCCTTTGAGCCGACCGACGCAGAGCGCAAACAGGTCGAGGCCATGTCAGGCTACGGCCTGCCAATCGAGCAGATTGCCATCCTGGTGCGCGGCGGCATCGACACCGACACGCTGCGCAAGCACTTTGCCACCGAGCTGGTGGCCGGCAAGGCCAAGGCTAACTCTGGCGTCGGTCGGACGCTGTTCCAGAAGGCAATGGGCGGCGACACGGCGGCCATGATCTGGTGGTCCAAGACACAGATGAAGTGGAAGGAAACCCAAGCGCACGAGCTGACCGGCGCAGACGGCGCTCCCTTGGAGTTTGCGAAGATCGAACGAGTGGTCATCCGTGGCAAAGCAGACGCTGAAAATTCAGACGCCTGAGTGGGCGCTGCCTCTGCTGGAGCCGTCGCGCTACAAGGGCGCGCACGGCGGCCGTGGCTCGGGCAAGTCGCACACCTTTGCCGAGATGCTGATCGAGGCGCACATCATGGACCAGTCCAGCCGCAGCGTCTGCGTGCGCGAGGTCCAGAAGTCGCTGGCGCAGTCGGTCAAGCGCCTGCTCGAACTCAAGATCGAGTCCATGAATGCCGGCGCTTACTTCGAGGTGCAGGAAGCCGTCATCAAGTCCAAGAAGGGCGACGGCCTGATCATCTTCCAGGGCATGCAGAACCACACGGCCGACTCGATCAAGTCGCTGGAGGGCTACGACCGTGCCTGGTGCGAGGAGGCACAAAGCCTGTCGCAGCGCAGTCTGGACCTGCTGCGGCCAACTATCCGCAAGCCAGGCTCAGAGCTGTGGTTCACCTGGAACCCGAGCCAGGCCAGCGACCCGGTCGATGCCCTGCTGCGTGGCGAAAAGCCTCCACCGGATGCCAAGGTGCTGGAGGTCAACTACAACGACAACCCCTGGTTCCCCGAAGTGCTGCGCGCCGAGATGGAGTACGACCTGGCGCGCGACCCGGACAAGTACGCTCACGTCTGGCGCGGCGGCTACCTGCAAAACAGCAGCGCGCGCGTCTTCCGCAACTGGCGCGTCGAGGAGTTCGAGGCACCCAAGGACGCCATCCACCGGCTGGGCGCTGACTGGGGCTTTGCCACCGACCCGACCGTCCTGGTGCGCTGCCACATCGTCGGACGCAACCTCTATATCGACCACGAGGCCTACATGGTGGGCTGTGAGATCGTCGACACGCCGAGCCTATTTCATACAGTACCAGACTCCGAGCGCTGGCCGATGGTTGCTGACTCATCGAGGCCCGAGACGATTAGCCATCTCCGCAAAAACGGTTTCCCGAAGATCATGCCTGCTGTCAAAGGAGCCAAGTCTGTCGAGGAGGGTATCGAGTGGCTCAAGTCTTACGACATCGTAGTTCACCCTCGGTGCACTCACACAATCGACGAGCTGACGTTTTACAGCTTCAAAACAGACCCGCTAACCGGGAAGGTTCTGCCTATCCTTCAGGATAAAAAGAACCACGTTATTGACGCGCTGCGGTACGCTTGCGAGGGGGTGCGACGGGCTGCGGTTGTGCAGAGGCCAACTAATTTCGTGCCTATCCCGAGCATGAACAAATGGTAAACTTGCTAAAAGGGGCGATTTATGGCACGCATGTCAAAAGAACAGCGGCTTGCTGAATTACATCAGCGAGCGCTCAGGCAGTTTAATGATATTCAATCGGCGCTGCGAGATGAGCGGCTGCAATGTCTGCAGGATCGGCGCTTCTATTCGCTGGCTGGTGCTCAGTGGGAGGGGCCTCTCCAGGATATTTACGAGAACAAACCTAAGTTCGAGGTGAACAAGGTTCACCTGGCCGTCATTCGCATCATCAACGAGTATCGAAATAATCGAATTACGGTTGACTACGTCAGCAAGGACGACCAGGAGCAGAGCCTAGCCGATGTCTGCGACGGACTGTTCAGGGCAGATGAGAAAGACTCTGTGGCCGAGGAAGCCTACGACAACGCCTTTGAAGAAGCCGTTGCTGGCGGGTTTGGTGCTTGGCGTCTTCGCACTGTGTACGAGGACGAGTCGGATGAGGATAACGAGCGTCAGCGGATCAAAATCGAGCCGATCTTTGATGCTGATAGCTCTGTGTTCTTCGACCTGAATGCAAAGCGCCAAGACAAGGCTGATGCAAAGCACTGCTACGTCATCACCTCGATGACTCGTGAATCCTACAGAGACATGTGGGATGACAATCCGTCAGATTGGCC